CCCTCAGACCGCCCCTGACAGCCCCGAAACCACAACTACGACATTGCCCCCGATTGTAGAAGGGGAAGCCGTAGAACCCGAAATAGCGGTCGCCTACGCTACCGACCCACAAGTTCTCGCTACCGTCACAGCAGACGAAGCAACCGAAATCTTTGATGCCATCATCGTAGATGAACTCACCCCCGAACAAGCCGCCGAAATCATTGATGCAGTCCAAGACGCACCCCCCGAAGTACGAGAAGCTTTTGAGGAAGAAATCAACGTCTTTGACGGGACATTCGACACCTATGTCCCCCTCGGATCAAACGTATCCGTATCAACCCGACGCACAGTCACCGCAGCAACCGCCGCTTTAGGAGCAACAATCCCCGTAGCAAACAGAAAGCAGACAAAATGAAACTATGGAAAACCCTCTTTGAAGCAGGCGTAATGGCATCAGGACTCGTGCTAGTCATCATCACCCTGTCAGGACAAACCCAAACAATCGGCCTCATCGCCAGTGCCGTAAGCCTCGCCTTATTTATTAGTGCGAGCATGATAGACAAGTAACAAACCTGCTAAAATTGGTGTATGATTACCCGTAGCCGACTTAACCTAGCCATCGTGGGCTGTGTGCTGTTAGCTTCGTTTATAACCGCATGTTCTGATCGCTATAGGAATCCCGCTGATGACCCAAGAAACCAAGAACCCCCGCAAACGACTATCGCCGGATGAGATCACGGCACGAGTACGTGCCTTACTTGTTCTGACACTTGCAGGAGTTTTAGCGTTCATCGTAGGTGGACTCTTGTACTCACTCATTTTTGTTTACCAGCCTGACAAGATGGCTGAAGCGGATATTAAAATGTTCGAGATATTAAGCCCGTTGACTGCTGGCATCACAGGTGCGCTCACGGGTCTCGCCGCAGGAGCTGCGCTCTCAAACAAATCTAACAACGACGACGAGTGAGTCGTGGAATTAGTATTAGTCCCCATTGCGGTCGCCCTCATCGGCGGGCCTGTCATGTGGTTCTTATCCCGTTTCGATAAAAGAAACACTGAGCAACACGGTCAATCAATCAAACTGTTGACCGAAGTTCGTGACGACATGAAAACTGTGCGCCGGCGACTAGACAAGCATATAGACTGGCATGCTCACCAGTCTGAAGAATAACAAACAACCAGCCCACAGGCTTTTTTATAGGAGATGCTTGACATTGTGTACCGAACTTAGTCAACTGTACCCTGAAATCAGGTATTACTTAACTAGAGTGATACCTAAAGGGAGAGATGATGGCGACCGTCTCGGTTTCATCATAGACAAACTGGAGGAACATGAGTCTCGCAGACGAGTTGTACAAGCAGCCAAACAATCCTAAATATTTTGATTGCAAAATTAAATATTTGTTAGATGAGTTAGACAAAGTTGAACGACAAGCTTTAGTAGTAGCTATCAATAAAGTTAAAGAAGGTCGTGCCGGCGATAAAACGTCAGGCATATATCCGTGGACTGCGATATGGTTACGGGGCGTGTTAGCAAACAACGGTTATATCATCGGCAAACTTGCTTTACGCAAGCATTTGGAAGGGAAGTGTTCTTGTGGCATTAAGTGAAGAACTCATAGTCGGGCCGCCCGCTAACCGTAAAGAAGTCCTCGGCAAGATCGCAGACCTACTTGAACGGCAAGGCATCAACGTTGATGAAGTAGGGCAGATCGGTCGAGTATCCATCTACCAGTCGCTCACCAAAAACGATGAAGGCGAAGCAGAAATCCATGACCTCATGGGCATCCAGTTCTCGCCGGCATGGGAGACAGGCCCACAATGGCCTGTTATTAACCCTGGTAAACCAGCCAATGTCAAAATGGTGTTACCGAAACCGATAACAAAACCTGACGGGTATGAGACTGCTGTGATCCTGCCCGACATCCAGTTCGGTTACTACCGTGACAGCAACGGCGAACTCGTATCAACTCACGACGAGACAGCGTTAACTATCGCTCTCAATATTGTGGCATCAAGTAACCCTGAAAAAGTAATCCTCGTAGGCGACAACATGGACTTCCCCGAATTCGGCAAGTACCGTCTGTCCCCTGCGTTCGCCCAAACAACCCAAGCATCTATTGACCGAGCGACCAAGTTCTCTGCCGAACTACGGGCAGCCGCCCCCAACGCAGACATCGTATGGCTCGCAGGAAACCATGAAGAAAGGCTACCCAACTATGTCCTTGACAACGCCAAAGCAGCGTTCGGTTTACGCAGAGGTAACACACCGGATAGTTGGCCTATTCTCAGTGTCCCTCATTTGTGTCGTTTCGATGAGTATCGGATTAGGTATTTGGCTGGCTACCCCGCCTCGTCGTACTGGATCAACGAACGTATCAGGGTCATCCACGGGGACAAAGTGGCAAGCGGAAGCTCCACGGCCCATAAGTACCTTGCAACATCAAAAACCAGCGTGGTATTCGGACACATCCACAGGCGTGAATGGGCAGAACGGTCACGTGAAGATTACGATGGCGCAAAAACCATCCTTGCAGCTTCACCAGGTACACTCGCTAAGACAGATGGTGCAGTTCCTTCGACAAAGGGTGGCATAGACCTTGATGGTCGCCCATTGCCCATAGTCGAGGATTGGCAACAAGGGTTAGCCGTGGTCACATATCAGCCTGGTGACGGGGAATTCTGGTATGAGCAAATTCCAATCCATAGCGGTAGGGCGTGGTGGCGAGGTAAACTGTATGTGTGACAGAATATCTGTACTGCGAAAAATGCGATGAGTATTGGAGACAACGGGATGGAAGACGATGCTCAGAGTGCGGATCGGTCGGCGTTCCCACCGAAGAACCCGATGAGTGAAGTTTACGATGAAGACGATCCCACTTGGCCGATGGTTGTTGTGCAGTGGCGTGACGCTCATTCCGGTGGTGACGCATCGTGGACTTTGACTGACGGGTACGAACCTGAGGTTGTTATGCCGATCACTGTCGGTTGGGTGTGGCCGAGGTGTAAGCCTGGTTATATGACTTTGGTCGGTACTGTTATGAATGATGCTGAAGAACCTGATGTCGTTGGCGATATCAACCACATTCCGTGGGAGAACATTGTTAACGTGTACTCGTTGGCTATCCATATGCCAGTGAATTGGAATCAAGAATTGGATTGACTTCCATACACCCCTATAGTAAAGTAAAATAAACAAACAAGAGAGAGAGATTATGTCATCAACATTTATTAAACCACCCCACGGGTCGATGGAATGGCTTAAAGCCAGACATCGTGACGAGGAAGGTAACCCTCGTATCTCAGCATCGGAAGCTGCTGCTGTACATGGTGAGCATCGGTTCATCAGTAAGTACGGTTTGGCTGTAGCGAAGATGGCTGATGAGCCTGTTGTTACTGAAAAGAATCGTGCTATGGAACGAGGCAACCGTTTGGAAGCCACACTTCTTGAATGGCTCGGTGACGAGATCGGTGTCGAACTGATCGAACCGTCAGTCATGTATGCGATTGAGAACTCTGGTAGCCCAATGGTTGCGACCCTTGATGGTGTAGACAAAGAGTCATACCTCAAAGATTTCTCACAACCAAAAGTTGTTGCCGAAATCAAAACATACAACCGTGAATGGGATGGCGTAATGCCTCGCTATTGGTACTGGCAAGGTGTACATCAAGCTATCTGTGCCAACGTAGACGAAATCATTTGGGGTATCTTTGACAGTACCCTCGACCTACATGTTCACCGTCAACCGGTCACTATGGAAGAAAAACTGTTGCACATCGGTGCTGTCACAGAGTTTGTGTGGTGGATTAAACTTGGTAGTATCCCTGCCGAATGGCCAGCAACATACGATGAAGTGTCAGCCGCATATGTGGACTCCAGTAGTGAGACAGCCGATCTCACTGAGTACGCTGAAGTGTTCACACGGTTAAGTGAAGTCCAGCAACAAAAGAAGTTGTTGGGTGTTGAAGAAGATGAGTTGAAAGCAACCATCGGTTTACTATTAAAAGACAACCAGTATGGTGTCGTTAACGGAAAGCAGGTAGTTTCGTGGAAACCCCAATCCAAGACCTCCTTCGACAGCAAGTTGCTCGCCTCGGAGAAGCCAGAGTTGTTCAGCCAATACCAGAAAACAAGCCAATACAGAGTAATGCGATTCAAGGGAGAGAAATAATGGAAAACCAAAAGAAATTGTTAGCGGAAGTTCTTACTAACTACGCTGTACCTGATCCGAAGATTGTTGGCAAGCTGCCTAAGGGTGGCATCCAACTAGATTTCGTTGGTCACGCAGACATCACCCGCATCCTCATCGAGATTGATCCACTGTGGTCATACGAACCATGCGGATGGGACAATGGTCGGCCAGCGATCCATGTCGAAAACGGTATGGCAACCATGTGGGCGTACCTCATTGTTCACGGCAAGAAAATGTTGGGTGTCGGTAGCGTTCGTGCAGACAAACAAGAACTAGACAAAGAACTTGTCGGTGACTTCTTGCGTAACGCCGCTATGCGATTCGGTATCAGCTTGTCTTTGTGGACTAAGAACGAATGGGAAGACCTGGGCGGTCACGCACCAGCCCCACAAAAAAGTGTTCCTGCTCGCAAGCCCGCACCAAAACCAGTAGCGAACGTTGAAGTAACATCAACGATCCCTGTTGATCCTGAGATCATCGGCAAGTTCATTAAAGCATGCGCTGACGCAAACCTCGACCACGACAAAGTAGCCGATCACGCTGGCGTAGACCTATCCAATGTAACAAACGACGACATGAACAAACTTCGTGCCGCCTTCAAAGAAATGAGCCAAAACAAATGAACAACATCACTATCGCAGGGAACGTAGGGCGAGACCCCGAACTGAAATACACGCCGGCTAATTTAGCGATCCTTAAATTCAGTGTCGCTGACACTTCTGGTAAAGACGACAACAAGAAAACAACTTGGCATGACATCGTAGTGTTCGGTGAACAGGCAGAAAGTGTTGCCGACAAAATTGGTAAAGGTGTTCGTGTAATTGTTATTGGCCGTTTGCAGATTGAAAACTTTGAAAAGAAAGACGGAACAAAAGGTAAGCGTGTCGAAGTTATCGCTGACGAAGTAGGTGTTTCGTTACGTTGGGGTGCTAGTGACCCCACTGCTCGTGCCGCAAAAGCCCTGCATGCAGATGTAATTGATGATGACGAAGAACCTTTCTGATGTCCATTTGGTAAACTGGTGGTGTCCCTTATGCAGGACAACATTAGTAACCCATGTACCGTTGAACGGTGTGCCAATGCACACTTGTAAAAGTAAACGGCAACAGCGAATACCATTGGAGTCCGTCAATGAGCAAGCAAAAGCAAAAAGGGACAGCGTTTGAAACGCTTGTTACCAGATATTTACAAGAACACGGTTTCCCCCACGCCGAACGCAAAGCTTTAACAGGCCAGTTCGACGAAGGGGATATCACCGGTACACCAGGTATCGTTTGGGAATGTAAAAATCATAAGACATTAAAGTTGTCCGAATGGTTGCGTGAGACAGCGGTCGAAACGACTAACGCTCACGCTGACTTCGGTGTGTTGATCGCTAAACGTATGGGAGTTGGTGATCCCGCACAACAATATTGTGTTATGACTTTAGAGAAGATGGTCGACTTGCTGAAGCAAGCTGGCTACTGAGAGAGAGAAAACATATGAAACGTTTACTACCTTTATTGCTATTGGTTGGATGCGGTACAGCAAGTGTTGTTCCGCAGCCCGCATTGCCCCCTGTAACGGTTGCTGTTGCTCCCGTTGAAACTACTGTTGCCGTTACGACCACTACAACTACAGTGCCTCCTACGACGACTACAACGATCAACCCGATAGTTGAAACTATAGGCATCATGTATCCCCGTTGCGCCGAATGGTTGCCGTTACTGTTAGAAGTTGGTGGCGACATTCACGACTGGCCTACATGGTCTACTGTGCTGTGGGTCGAGAGTCGTTGTATTGATGGGTTAGACGCAAATGGTTCTGTCGGTCTCGCTCAAATCCAGTGGAACGTTCACAAAGAATGGGCTTTACAAATGGGCATTGATCGTGACATGATGAAGATTGCTAGACACAACCTCACATTCGCTGTAGCATTACAGAAGTCGTCAGGGTGGAAGCCCTGGGCGTATCTAAAAAACAAGTAACAAAGAGAGAGAGACATGGAAGAACAAATAGTTTTACCTAAAACAATGGTTGCGATCATTGAGAAACAACAAGCGATCATTGATCGACTTGAAATGATTGCTATGACAGCACAATTAGAAGCTGATGAAGCAAAAGCAACAATACAAATTTGGCGTGCCATCGCCGACGATCTCGTGTATACAGAACACGACGACTACTCACACCTACACACCCGCAAAGAAGACCCATGTGTCCGGTGCGTAGCACACAACGCATACCACGAACAAGTGAACCGTGAGGAAAACCAATGATCGCAGAAAAAACACCAGCTTGGTTCGCCCAAGCAGCATGCAAAGGCATGACCGACATGTTCTTCGGTGAAAAACTAGATTACCACTTACGCCAAAAAGCATTAGC